ACAGCAGAGTAATAGGATTCCAATTCTTTGTTGTCTTTCTTTTCTCTGTCTTTATCCCAGCCTTGCCGAGTAGGGAAGCACCCTGCAAATGCAAAGTTTGCTGCTTGCAGACAGTCAGAGTATGAGTCGTGGTCTTGGGTCTTACACCCAGAACGACAGTTAGGATTCTTAGTCATAGTTATGCAATCGGCTCCAAGTAGTCAGAATAGCCTGCATCAATCAGAATCTGTGCTTCTGCTTGGGTAAGAACATATTCGTGTCCACCAAGATAGTAGGCATCTGCATCTTCCAAATCATTCTGGTATGGAGTCTGAACTTCAGTCACAGTAGTTCCATTGACGATCAAAGTGTATGCACGTGGGATGTCAGTGATGAATGGATTGATAGGACCAGTCAGCGTTCCGCCAGTAATTCTTCTGGCAGCAAGACGTGAGTACTTATCATAGGTTCCATACTGAGCGCCCCAAGTTTCCCAGCGCCAAGGAGTTGTGAGTCTGTAGTTCATTACTTCCTTTCGTAGCGAACTTACCGTTAGGCAGAGTTTCAAGGCTCTGCCCAACAGTCAATCAACTATGAGATTGAAGATGCTGTCTCAATGCGGTATAGAGCCGCTTCACGGAGACGAGCAAAGCCACCGAAGTAGTACCAACCGATGGTGCGGAAACGACGGAGTGCGTCGATTTCTGGACCAATGACGGTTGAAATATCGGCTGCTTGCGCTTCAGCAAGCGCTTCACGTCCAGCAACAACTGCCTTGTAGAGAGTTACTGCAGGAGATGCACCGTTAGATGCTGAGAGAACACGTGGTGTCTCTACAACGTAAGCACCTTCGATAACGCCGACGGAGCCAGCGACGAATGGTGTACGGTCAACATACTTGGTGAGTTCCTGGAATCCACCAGTTCCCGCTTCAGCGCGGAGATCCGCAGACTGACGTGGGTGGACGTATGCAGCATAGAGTTCGCCGATACGAGGAACAGCCTTGTTTGTGCGAAGTTGTGTGACAGCCTCGCGGATGTCAGCAACTGCGAGTGTGCCAGAGGCAGTTACGCCTGATGCACCTGTTGCTGTACCACCGTAGATTACGTTGGTTCCGCCAGTGAGAACGTTTGCTACAACTACGTCGATAGAATCGGCTGCGTTGTAAGCGATAACGTCTGCAAGAGCAGCGTCAACGTCGTTGAACGATGTGAGGTTCAACTTCTTGGTGGTTGTTACTGCGTTACCGTATTCGTTCAAGGTAACAGTAACTTGAGATGGATTACCAAATGCAACTGAGGAAACGTCTGAAGATTCTGTCAAAGTACCAGTCGCAGTAGCGAGATCTGAGTAGATGGAGAATACAACTGACGAACCTGGCATAGCCTGTTGCACTGGCTTTACGTCTGCCAACGCACGCATCACAGGGATGGAGCGAAGGGCCATACGTACATACTGGTCATATGCTGTTTTTACGAGCGACGTAATGTCGGAGGTCGTAGTCAGCGTACCTGTAGGTAATGCCACTTTAGTGCCTTTCGGATAGGTTCGGAATTAGAGTCCAGACGACCTAATGATTTCATCCAGTTCTTCTTTGCTGTTGGCATTCATCAAGCGACGGTGAATATCTGCTTGGAACTCAGGAGTTGCTCCTGTTTCCACAGCATTAGTCATACGCTGATAAGCCTTGGCTTGGGCTGGATCTACATTTGGTGTTGCCTGGGTTTCGGCCTGTTGATAGCCGAATACATCGGCATAATCTTCAAGCCATTTAGATACAGACTCTTCAGTTGGGTCTATATCCTGTGGGATAAATGAAGCGATCTTGCTATTTACCCCGCGACTAGCGAGGGCATCTTTGATTGCTCGTTCTCTATTTGCTTTGGATAAGTTTTCATACTGTGCCTTTAGTTCAGCCAGTTCTTTATCCTTTTGCTTTGTTGCTTTACGCAACTGTTTGACGAGATCGTTACCATCATTGGATGGTGTTTCAAAGTCGTCATCTTCGTAGTCGTAGTTGGACATAGGTCCTTCTCCCTTTATTAGTTGGTTTCGTAAGCCACATATAGATTCGGGGGCTATCTATATGGCTCTTACTACTGGTTTTGTTGTCGCTCTAACGGACCAGTCGTCCCGTTAGCAGGTCTAGAATTGGCCTGCGCGTTCGCGGCCTAGTGCACTTCCAGCAACACCTGTCTGTCCAGAGAACTGTGCAGTCTCTAGTTCAGCAAGTTTGCGGCGTTTGCGCTGTGCTTCTACAGCACCTGTTGTGCCGAATACTTCTTGTTCGGCTGTTGTCTGTGTGAATGGTCCCTCACCTTGCTTGGCATAGATTTCACCAAGTTGTGTTGCTCGTGGTAAGAATCCACCGATTGTTTGGAATCCTTGACGTGCTTGTTCTCCAGTAACGCCAAATCTTTGTAGTTCTTCTGCTCTAGCAGCGCTTGTTCCAAGTCCTGCTTGCATTGCACCTGCTCCAATTTCAGCAGCAGTTACTTTGCGCTTGATATTAGTTAGTGCTTGGTCTGGGTCGAGAGCGTAGGCAAGAATGTCACCATTGCTTATATCAGGGTAGAACTCACGAAGAGCCTTAGATACCTCTGGAGCAGCGTTGATAACGCGGTTCTGTGCAGTTTGAATACGGTCTTCTAACTCCGCAGCAGACACATCTCCACTAATAAACTTCTCAAATCCTTGTTGAACACCCATCTCACCACGTTGGTAATATGATGCAGGTAGTCCATAGTTACGCATTACATTCTGATATTGGTCTTCAAGGCCAATATACTCAGCCTCAGATAAAGCACGTAGGCCCTTGTTGATGCGCTGTGTGTTGGCGGCAAAACGTTTCTTGTATGGATCTGTCTCGCGTAAACGCAGAGTAAATTCTGCTGGAGATAAACCATCTACAATGAATTGCTGCAATGGTGCCACCAAGGAGCCAAGACCATAGCGTTCAAACTCTGAGAACAATAAGTCGTAGGCAGATTGTCCTTGACGACGCTTTTCTTCTGCCGCTGCTCTAGCAGCCTGTTCAGCCTTGAGTCTTTCTGCAGCACCAGTATCTACAACACTTCCACCGCCAGTATATTGTTGCTGTGCAGTTTTATTAGCCTGTGCTGTTGCTGCTGCTAATGCTTTGTTTGCTTCAATAACTCCTGGGTTTCTAGATACATCACGTTTGGCTGCAGCAATTTTAGCACCCGCTAGAGTCTTTGCTCCAGTTGCAGCAATCAAAGCATTCTCTGCTTCTTTCTTTGCATCAAGTGCTGCTTGCTTATCTGCTGAAATTTCTTTCAATAAAACATCTGATTTTTGAGTTGCAGTCTGTGCGTCTTGCTTTAGCGTTGCTGCAAGTTCTTCAGTTGTTGGAACTTCTGGTGAAGAAGAGTATGGCTCACGATCTTCTTGTGGCAATCTGGACTGTAATCTAGACCACTCTGCTTGGGTATATTTTTTCTTAGGCATTTTTACCCCTGGAATCCAAAGTCACGAAGTACGCCAAGTGCAGCAGTGGATACTTCTTCACGAGCATTATCGGTGTACTGCCAGCGTGGGTCCTTACGGACTGTACGCTTGAAATCAAAGATTGATGTTTCTTTATCTGGTCCATAAGCAGACTGTAAGATTGGATCTGTCAAAGAGATAGAATCTGGAGTTACCTCTAGTAAGGCTGCCATTGTATTGCGGTATGGGGCATAGATATTTGCCAAATCCAATCCTTCATCCATTAGATTTTGGACCTTTTCTGGTAAACCTAACTTAGCCTGATTACGGATTAGTCGTTTGAAATCATCAACGCTCTCGCCACGAGCAATGCGCTGTAGCCAACCATCAACCTGATTACCAAAATCGACATCTAAGTCAAACCCATTATTGCGGGCTACTGTACGTAAGTCTGCTAGGTCATCTGCTGCAGTTCCTGCAGCGCCACCTGCTTCAATACCACTGATTAGTTCATCAAGAATTACATCTTCATCGATGCCTCTGACGTAATAATCTTCAATATCCTGATCAGATATTGCAACGCCATATGGTGCGATTTGCTTACGAAGTCTTACTGAGAATTGCTTTAGTCTTTCTTTGTAAACATCATTTTTCTCAGCCTGTAAAAGCAAACGGTCTTGTACATCTGTATCAAGTTGTCCCCACGCAGATTTCACATAGGCATCAGCGGCCTCTGTCTCTTTGCCTGCTTTCCATAAATCAAATACTTCTTTTAGGTCAGGACCATAAATTGGGTCAGCAAGAAGGGCTTCACCTATACCAAATCTTTCTCTTACGCTTTTCTGTTCAGCCATTATCCCCTACCGCCCATTTGTGAAAAGAGCCATTTGGTAAAATCAACTCGTTCTTTTCTTGCAACATCTTCTGGAGCAACCTCACGAAGTGTTGTACTTATTTTTTCTTTAGCCTTTTGAGTAGTAAATTCTGGAGTTTGAGTAGTTACTCTTTCTAATTTACCAGTCTTAGGATTGCGAATATCTTTAACTTCAGTTGTTGTTCCTTTAGAGGCCATCTTTGTAATAGCCTTTGTTAAATCTGTATACCATTCAGCAACTTTATCTTCCTCGTTAATGGTGCGACCTAAAACTGATTGGGCAACTTTGTCAATATCTTCCCCAATTTGCTCTGGTGAATAGGCATATATAGAACGTGCAATATCAGGTTTTGGCGCTTTTTTTGTTCCACCAATATACCATCCTAGATATTGCTCTGGAGTAACCTTTTGTTTTCCATTAGATGTCGCGTACCAGTCAGATGCCCCATCTACAGATAAATCCCATAAAGAACGTGCTTTAATTTGAAAGCCTGGAGCGTTCGTATCTATCCCGTTTTTACGTAATGTTTGTAGCCACTGTTTTTCTATATTAGGATCTGTTAGATACTTAGCCTTTGCCTCTTGAATAGTAAGAGTCTTATCGCCAGAAGGTACTGTAATTGTTTTACCACTACGCTTCATACGGACTTCTTTTGGACCTTGCTGCCCTAGATACACTTGATTTGTGTAGGCAGTAGCACCGCCAGTTTCGCCAGACAGCGTACTGTCTAGATTATCTAAAGCACCCATTACAGACCTTTCCTCAAATCATCTTTTTCAAGATAACGTGTATAAACTCTGTTGAACGTTACATCTTGGTCAATTAGTTCTCCGATAAATTCATCCCAAGCAGCCTTGATATCTGCGTTGCTTTCATTATCAAGTGACTGACTTTGGCGAGTAGCAAGAGCCGCTCTTACGCGCTCGCGTCCTGCAAGGTATTCTGCCATAGTCTTCATATCTGGACGGTTAGCCAAACGTGGGTCTTTGATAGTTTCACTTGCATATCGCAAGAAAGTATTTACTTTGTTTATATCAATCTTTCCACGAGCATCTGCCCAGTCACGATTCTCTGCTTCTAGTTCTGCTATGAATTGAGCCTTGGCTGCCTTAAGATCCTCAGCGCCTTTAGACTGAAGAGACTTTAGGCCACGAGCAATACGTGCTGCTTCAATCTTATCCATGCCTTTGTTGTAAAGAATCCATCCTTTTTCAACATTGGTATCTTTGATAGCATCGTAAGCATCTTGGGATTCACGGAACTTGGTTGTACTACCAGGAGCAACAGATAGTTCGCGTTGTTTCTTATAGACAGCAGGTGAGAACTCACCAGCATTAGCATCGCCTACTACGAACCAACCGAACTCTGGGTTCTTGGCAATGAGATCAGAGAACTGAGATGCTCTCTCATCAGCCTCGATTGTTGCTGCTACGCCAGTATTGTTCTTGGATAGGCTCGTTGTAAATACATAGTAGTCATCACCGTAAAGTTTGTAGAACTCTTCTGCTGCAGTAATAGGGTTTTGCTCACGGAGTCTATGAAACTCATCAATAAATAACTGATAAGGACTACGAGTGTTAGTAGCAAATGGCAATGTAAGACGTGTTGCTGCGTCAAGAAGTAGAATCTTTACTACTTTCTTGTTGATTTCAGATGCTGTTGGCTTAGTATCGCGTAAACCAGCATCATATTTAGCGTTCTCTTCAGCAGCGATAAGAACTGTTAGGTTCTGTCGTCCTGGATCATTAACGTCAAGTGCTGCCATAGCCTTACGCACGCCAGCGGATTGAATAACAATATCGCTCCAGCCAGTTCCTTGTGGTCCGTATGGCAAGATTTCTTTAGTTAAGAAGTTTCTTTCCAATTTAGGATTACGCTTTACAAGTTCTGACATTGGAATCTGTACGAACCATCCAGCACCTGGATTCCACCACGCACCACCCTGGAAGATAAGGTTGAGTGATGGTTTAGGAATAGAACGAGGACGACCTTGATTGAAAGGAATTAGACGGTCAGCCCATTCACCAGGAATGTTGATATACTTAATACCATCGCGTTCTTCAACCAAGCCCATACGGTCTGGTGATTCATAAACAGTCTGTAGTTTGCGAATTACTGATGGGTCATTAACAACAATCTTGCCCCATTTTTCAACAACGTCAGCAAATGCACCAAAAAATGGGAATACATAACGCAAAGTTGATGCGGCATCTACACGTTCTGAGGTGTCATAAAGACTTCTACGCATCTCTGCTCTAGCCCATTGGCGAGCATTAGATTCTAGTTTACGCAAGTATGCCGCTGGTATTTCGTCACCTGGATAGGTGTCGATAGCACCACGAACCAAGGAATCAATACGCTTACGGTACAAATCTACAAAGATAGGGTTACGGACAAGCGCTCTTTCAGGTGCTTCACCAGCCATCTGATAGAAACGTTCTTGGAATCTAGACCACGATTGGGCAATAGATGAAGTTCCGTTGCCTTGCGCTACTTGAGCAGCGTTAACGGGTGGACGATCTGCAGAATTTCTAAAAAATGTAGCCACATCGTCTGTAGTAATTGCACGTTGTGCTGCAATACGCTTGAGTTCTACTGCAAATGGCGGGAACAGGTTATCAATGTTCTCTAGGTTTGCCTCAATAATGTCATCTACTTCACGACCCAAAGCAAGGTTGCGTAGAATCTTGCGACCATCTGGGTCTTTGAGCAGGAATGCTCTAGCCTCTGCAATTAACTTTGGACGAGGCTTATCTTGTAGCAAAATGCTGGTAAGTTTGGAGTTACGTACTTGGCGATTAACTACACGTTGGTAAGCGCTTACCCAGTTCTCATCAGTGCCATTGATAATTACGAAATCGCCTGTAGTTTCAAAGGCATTACGCATACTGGTACTAGCATCAGTAAAATGACTGTCTACAATCTGTGATGCGTTAGCAATAAAGCGATCACGGATGAACTTTGCTCGCTCAGGAGTTGCGCCAAGAGCATCTTCTACAGTAACAACCTTATCTCCGACACGGATTTCATTAAGGCCCATACCATATTTGTCGACAACCTTGACTTTACCTGCAAGCATTGCGTCAATCTCTTCAATCTGCTTGGCAATGACATCAGTATCATCAGCAACAGTCATCAAAGCCTGGAGTTCTTCTTTCTTTATTTCCAGTTTTACAGCGTTGCTCCACTTAAACATATCTTCAATGGACGCGTTCTTGAACTTAGAGTTGATTAGGTTACGACCTGCCGCACCAAGACCGTAGGATACGCGATTCATAATCGCCATAGGTCCGATTGTGCTCATAATACGTAGGTAACCTTCGGTTACGTTACGGATTGGGTAACCAACGCGAGCCAAAACCTCAAACTTAAGTAGAGAATCTAGGCCATCTGCCATACTGCTAAATTTATTCTGTCCTTTAACAGCAAATTCATAGGCTCCACTGCGTTGCGCTCTAGTAAAACGCATCAAAGAGTTATACATCTGGTCTACATCTAAGGTAGGTAACTGACGTACAAGTTGTGATTCGTTCAAAGGTAGAGCAATGACGTGTTGAATTCCATCCATACCTTCGATTGGCGTTACTTTTGCACCTGCTGGGACTACCTGACCTGTAGGAAGAGTCTTGGTTGCGCCAGTATAAGCACGCTCACGGATTAAATTATATGCGCTTTGACGTGCGGTAGAGTATTTTCTCCAAGCAGAACGAACATCCGCCTTATCACTAAATCCAAATTGACGTGCAACAGTGTTGAAAACTTCTTCTTCAATCTCTTGATAGGCACGTGCTCTGGCATCTGGATCTACTGCTGAGGTATACTTATCAAATAAAGTATTACGCTTTTCTACTGTGAACTCTGCCTGCTTCATATCAGCCTCAATACGAGAGATTTGAGTCTTGATACTCTTGGCTTCATCGGCAGACTTTGCTACTTCTAGTTGGTTCTTAAGATTACCCAACTTAGTTACATAAACTGCCTTTTGGTTATCAGAGAAGTTACGAACTCGACTAAGCATATTGTCGAGAGTCTGGACAGATTGGTTATCTGTAAAATCAATCCAGCCTTTAGGACGCTTGTAGGCAAAGCCTTGAGCAAGGCGAACTACTGGCCCTGCTGCGCCATTACGGATATCTGTAAACCACTGGCTACGGTTAGCAGCCTGACGTAGGTTTGTGATAGTTCCAAATCTAGGCAGGGAATTAGGAGATAGAGTTCCAGCAAGGTCTAATTTCTTGTAAGTATCATCCAACTCTTTTTGTAGTGTTTCTACAAGTAGTTGGTTTTTCTCAAGGTTATCACCTTGATTGACAAGATCCATTGTAAATTGACCAGTGGCATCTTCGCCTTTGCCCATATACTTAGCAAAGTTAACCTCATCTTGGAGATTAGCAATCTTGATAGCAAGGTTTTTCTGAGTGTCAATAAGGTTTGCTGCTGCTGTTGCATCACCCATTGCCCATTGCAAGATATCTGCTTTAGCCTTGTGACGTGTGGCTAAGTCATCAATTTTGTTGGCTTCACCTAACACATCTGCAAGAGTTGCTGGGTTACCAGACTCACGAATAGCCTTGACACGGAATAGATCTGCAGAGTTCATTCCATCGGTCTTCTCTACGAAGTCTTGGAATGTAGCCTTGATACGTTCTGCTCTCTTGCCAGTCTGTTCTCCAGCAAGTACAGCCTTGAGTTCACCAGGTCCACCTACAGCAAATCGTGCTGCACGGGCAACCTTGGCTGCTTTACCAACTACAATCGTTGGGTCAATAACAAAGCGAGCGATAACATCTGTAGTAAATGACGAGAAACGACCTACGGTCTGCTCACGGAAAGCCTTTTCGCGCTGTTGTTTGTCATAAATGTCAAATTCATTAGCAGCAAAAAGCAAATGATCTTGAATAAACTTATCAGCCTTGTCGCCTGCCTTACCAAATGTTGCGGCATTAATGGCATCTTCAACAAGATTGATAGGTTCACCCACGAATGTTTTAATGAAGGCACGACCTGGAGATACGTTTCTTGCCTTATCCCACGATTCACGAATTTTATCTGGATTAATACCGCGTCCAGCAAATAGTGGATTGTTCTCGTCACTAAGTAATAGACCAAATGAAACCGCTTGAGCAGAAAGATTATAGGCAGTTTCTAGACCTTGAAATAACTTTCCCCAAAATCCAGGTGGCTTGGCTTGTTCAGCACGATACTGTGCTTGACGACGGTATGCATCAAGAAATTCTTGGCGACCTGTCGGATCTAAAGCCTTGGCTACATCAAAAGGAACAGACAATGAGTTTGTCTTCTCTTTGTTGTAGTACTGGTTAAACGCACCCATAGCGTCAAAAGCAGAAGGGTTATTTTTCTTCTGCAACTCTGCGTAGATGCGTTGCGCTATCTCGCGTTCACTCATAGAAGATTAGCCCTCAAAAGCCTTACATAATTTCTAAACGATTGCGATGATGATGGTGATTGTGCAACCGCTTCTAGCGCTGGAAGGTATGATAATAGTCGTTGTTTGTCTGCATCAGTATCTGCAGATGGTTGATTCATTCCAAGAACTTCTGGTCCTGCACCTGCACCCATTGGGATACCAGTTGTGATTGGTTCTTCTGGACGTTGTGTTGGTGCGTACAATGGAGTTACTGGTTGGCCTGCAGCAGCACGAACATCTGAGGCTCTTGCGCCGCGAACATCTGGTGTCTTAGCAAGCGGAGCACCTGCTTTTGTAGCAGCCATCTCTACGCCAGCACCATAGGAATCTGATTGAAACTCTAATCCATCTGTTCTTGTGGAGAACTTGCCTGGACCTGCTGGGCCTGCGAGTGGTCCTCTAGCCATTGTTGTCCTCCATCTTCTCTAAATCTGATGTGAATTGTTCCCACACTTTAGAAACTTTTGTTTTTCTATTTGCGTTATACACTGCTAAATCTAATAATTCTGAAGTGAGCATCTCTATGGCTCTAACTATGTTTACTGCGAATCCTGATATAACTACTAAGAAATCTGCGAAAGTGACAGAACGTGGTACATAGTCTTTATCTTCGTCCACGCTCTGTCCTTTCAAATAACACTAAGCCTTCTTGCCTTTGCGTCCTGCTGGAGCATAGCCAAACTTGACATCAGACTTTGCTGGCTTCTTGGTATCCATCTTGCCTTTTGTTGGCTGTTGCATTGGAGCCTTTTCACGACCACCTTTTTTCATATTACACCTCCCTTACCCTGCAATAGATGCGAGTAGAGTTGCTATATCTGGACGAGCGCCAGCAGCAGGGGCCGCACCCATTTGTTCTGGAGTTGGCTGCGAGGCAGGAACGGGGGCCATACCTGCTGCTGGAACTTGTTCGCCCATTGGCATTTCTGGTTGTGGTTCTGGTGTAAACACCTTCTCCACGATACTTTCTAGCGCTAAACCTTTTTGACGACCTTTGATTACTTCGGCGATTCTGGAAACGATTTGAGAAGGATCTTGACCTTGTGCTGCAAGCGCAGGAATAGCCTGGGCGTACTGAGCAACAGCAACGCGAAGAGAATCGCGCATCTCTTCAATATCCACACGCTGTTCTTCTTGAGTGACATTGAGTTCCATCGGTATCTCGCGGCGTACATAGTCGCGGCTTACAAGTTTATCGCTACGCATCTGTAGCAAAGCAATGATGGCATTGTTTGGATTCATTCCAGACATAATGCCGTAACGAACATCTACTCCATACTCACCAGCAATAGCCTTGCTTGGCACGTATTTCATATTGAACGGTGTTCCGTCGTCTACGCCCTTGATTTCCTTGGTCATAGATCCGAAAATTTTCTCGTCTACTTCAAAGCAGATTGAGACAAGTTCAGTAAACAGGCGTGCAAACTGTGCTTGTGCTGCACGAACTTGAGTGTCAAAGCCTGCTTGAAGTGCTTGAACTCCACGACCTGTGATGATGGAAGCATCAACGTTACCGCTACGTACTTCTGGGTAACGAGCACCGAGACGAAGTTCACGCTCTAGAACGCCAGATTCTGTAAAGACTCCAGGAGGTAGTTCTAGCGGTACACGCCGAATTGCTTGAGGGTTAGCAGAGCGCATAATGGAGTCAGGGCCAAGTGCGAGTTCTTGGACATCCTGCGGAATAGCAATCGGTGCTTGAATGGATTTCTCTGCTGCTTGAATCTGTAACACAGCAAAGCGAGCACGTGCTAGTTGTACCGCTAGAATATCATCGAACTGACCGCGTGCTTCGCCATCAAGAGATGAACGAACAGCAACACGAGCCAAGCATTTACCAACAGGATTAGGAATGTTGGATAGAACAAGGTTGTTGCGTTCTGGGATGAAGATAAGATCTTGGTCTTTGTCGTGGTAACGAACCATTGTGACTGCTTGTGCGCCAGATGCCAATGGCATACGTGGCATAATCTGTGAAGCAAACTCTGGATATTGCGCTGATAAAGTCTCAGCATCGGTAATTGTAATCTGAGTTAGTGAGATACAACGACCAAATCTGTCAATCTCTGGATAAACGCCAAATGGATTGAGTAGGCGGATACGTGGATTGTTGCTTTCGTAATCCATCTCCACCATTGCTGGCAGCATTCCGTAGGTGTTGAACCAGTCAGCACCGTTATACATTTGAATCTGTAGTTCAGAACCTGCGACGTAATAGTTGGCAATACGGGTTCTAGTATCTGCGGCTTTGCGTGCATTGTCTGAAACCATATTGGTAGCAGCGCAGTTGAACGAAGGAAGCGGAGCCATAACCTCAGCAAGGTCACGTGCTGCCACATCTACGAAGTTAGCAACCAGAGGCTTGGGGTATTCCTCAGAGAACATAGCAGGATAGACCTTGCTGATGTCTCCTTGACGTACCGATAGCACGTCACGCATACGCTGATCTCTAGCAGCATAGCGGGTCTGTAAACGCGCTACCTTAGAAATCACATCCTTGGTTGATAACATTTGTCCCTACTTCTTCTTGACCTTGATTACTGGCTTCTTCTTGAAGCCTGGGATTCCAACATCGCTGTCGCCAGGATACTTCTTGTTCTTAGATGGCAGAGTCTTGCCCTTCATAATTGCTGCGTCTAACGCATTCATTTTCTTTTTTGCTGCCATTAGATGAACTGCCTTTCCTGTTCGGCTAGTAAATTATCAATGTTGATAACTGTTCTCTTGCCACGCTCATAGCGGGACAAAAATGGATTCTTCATATGGTGCGTTGTGTGAATACCTTGGTTGAGCCATTCACGTACTTTGATTTCACAGAACCACAAGGCCATCACCATATCGGTCTTGCCTTTGGTCGTAGGCGACCAGGTAATCAACTGCTCAATGAGCGACTTGATATTTTCTGTCTGGTCAGATGGAAGGTGAATCAGATTATCTCTGTGATGCTTTCCATCAGGTTGCTTGGTTCCAAACAAGGTGGACATAGATGCCACACCAAAGCCTGCATCCCACTTGTTATTACCAGTATGGTGCTCTCTTAGGATAGTTCCTTTGGAAGCGAGGAACTGCCTAATTCCCTCATCTTGCGTGAGAAAAGATTGAAAGGCATTACGCTCCACGACCCATTCCGATGGTGCATATACGTTAGTCCAATCGGTAATGAGTTGTCTGATTTGTGCAGGCGTAGGACGCGTAATCTTGATAGCGTCCACAATGTAGCGCTTATGAGAGTTCCGATCAACCGCATAACATACTGCCGCTGTGTCTCCGACCATTGCTGGGTCCAGTCCACAAACAAAACTGAAACCGTTGAGGTCTTTGGGATGACCTGGACTGCCAGGCACCAATCGACCTGCTTTTCGCATTCCATCGATAGAGCCTTTCACACAGACAGGATCAAAGATTGCATCATCAGAAATATCTTGCTGCTGATAAATCAGCGCCCACGTAGATGCGTCCATAGCCTGACGCTCGTTGAAAAGGTTACGTCCATTCCAGCGGGGCCATAGACCTTCTTCTGTCTTCTGATCTTCTGGTTGTCCATCAAAGGGCTGGTCTGAGAAAGGCCAGAGGGTAACCCACTTATCAGGTTCCTCGTGTGCTTCAAGTAGGGCTGGCATCGCTAGATAGGTCCAAGGGACTAAGCCACCAGGGTAACGGTCTGGGGACCGTAGTTCTTTATAGAGGTCTACGGCTGATACGCGGGTACCTACTACAATAAGTTTACCTGTCGGGTTGAGACGGGAGCGTACATCTTGGGTGAGCCACTTGATCTGTCGTTCAAAGTCATTTGCGTTGGATAGCGTCACTGCGTCATCTATGATGATCATATCTGCACGCTTACCGTAAATCTGACCGCCGATACCTACGGCTTCTAGGTTAGGGTCCTTCTCAGATGACTCCCGTAGTTCATCACCGAAGGTGACACGGGTGGCCTGCCAGGAAGCAGTCTTAGTATTGAACCCAACCCCAGCGGCATATGCCTGCTGTAGTTCTTCGTACATTGGATGCGTCAGTCGCTGCTTGATAGCATAAAGGAAGTCAGCCGCTAAACGCTGGGTTTGGGAAACTATGAGAACTCTAAAGTTCGGGTTATTGACAATCTTGTAGGTGACATAATCCACCGTGATTGTGATGGACTTGGCGTGGTTGGGTGGAATGTTGATCAGGATACGATTGTCGTTGGTACCCTTTTCATACTTCATAGAGGGGTGGAACCATCCTGGTTCACGACCTTCTATGACATCTATAAAATTCTTCTGGTGGGCGAAAGTCTCACTTTTGAGGTACTTCTTACGCCAGGTAACAAAGTCTAGTTCTAAGGCTGTGGTATCTGCAAAGGTCTTGTCTATGGAACCAAGTCTGGTTCTATCTGCTAGGGATTTGAATACTGGATCAGATCTACGATAGTACTCATAGGCTTTGATGGATTTACCAGCCACCTTACAAGCCTGCTCTATGGTCAAGCCTTCAGCAATAGATTGGAGGATTACCTTCTTGGCTCTATCTGCTTCTTGTACGTTTTTATGGTTGGCTGACATAATTCCTTAGATTGTGGAATGGATACAATACACCCCACTAAAAGTGGTGCCACGCACCACACGTGGTGCTTTAGCACCCCGAAGCGACCTTAGGAGCGAGGGGGTAAGTAGGTTATGGTATCGGGCGCGTAGCACCAAGCGAAGCGCCCTCTACGGTCGCGAATGCTAGCGCTGTCCCGCATTCGCTCCCTACTATATATAAGGCAGAAAAAATAGGTGATTTCTCTATTATGTGACGAACGTCACGATAATAGGGGTATAAATATGGACAAATAGATCGCTTTAGTCGAGATATTTAGTTGTGGTCTATAGACTACCCTGCGCCTAAGTTTATCAACGGGGGGTCTGTGTTATCTGTTGGCTGGCTTTTCTGAAGGCAAAAGCCCCGTAAGCGATACCCGATAGGGGTGAGCAGGGGCGATACCACCAACGGCAGGATTTTGCGCCCCCTGCCCCTTAATAATTCTCTGATCCGTTTCTTAATAATTCACGGCGCGATCTCTCTCGCCTTGCGATCTTTCGCCAAATTGGTTGAACTTTCAACTAATCTTCAACCCTCAACCTCTACTAAAGGTTTAGACCTCTTTCTCCCCCGATCCTTGCGGAACTGCCTCAAAACTGCCCAAAAGGTTTGACCAGACATAACCGCAAAAAAGGTTAGATAAGCCTTGCCTATCCTGTCTTTTCTGGTATTTTTCTCTCATCGGCAACCGCCGATCACAAGCAAATCGAACAACTGTTCGAAAGGATAAGTAAAATGAACATCGAACTAACTCACCTTCAAGCCTTAGTTCTACGCAATTACCTCATCACCAAAATTGCCTCTGATGTAGTCAATGGAGAAAAAGTAAATCCCGATCTCTGGGATACTCACGACATTATCGCTAAAGCGATCTCAGAAAAGGTGGGCGCATAATGAGTAAGTGCCAACAATGCGGAGATGATAGTGATCTACTCGCACAATTCACGAAGGCGGGCGTGTGCGGTAAGTGCGCCCGCAAAAATCAGAAAAAAGCGATTAGAGGGGGAAAGTAATGAAAGAGATCATATTCAACGCGATCCGCAACCCTCAGAACGGATCGATTATCTGCTCAGGAATGTGCGATCAGGGCTATTTGGAAACGAAGGTGTATTACGGATACACCGTAAAAGAGGCGCGGAGATTATTCAGAGAATATCTGAGAGCCATAAACGCCTGATGCTTGCCTTTCCTCTGAGGGTTAGTCTATCCTCAGGGGGAGGGGAGGTCTTAGACCTTCATACCTACAACGAAAGGATAAGAAAGTGGAAACAGAAACAACCTACGCGGAGCAATTCGCTAATGACTGGTTATTGGTGGCGGAGAATGATTACGACACCTATCGCTCATTATTGGAGCAGGAGGGAGACAGTATGTCGGTTATCTCCGATAATCTCCGTGAGGAATGGGAGCAACTAGCGGAGCGGGTGAGCGAATTAGTGGAGGAAAACATCTCACCTATCGCTGGAATGTTTATCTCTCAGATGTTACAAGGTCAAGGCTCACGCCCCTTTGACATTATCGCCCGCCGTGTATTGGAGATGAAGGCAGAGGTGAGCGCGTGATGATAGGAAAATGCTTTATATGTGAAAAGAAAAAAATCGTTTTCACTATTGACACCGAGCAGGGGAGAGATAACGCTTGCTCAAATTGTATAACCGCAAATCTACTAACGGGTTGGAGTAAATGATGTTTAACGTTTCTCTGAATTGGATCAACGGATTAGGCCAAGTCATAACCTACGCGCTGATTATTGGTGGCGTGTTGTGGGTGCTGAGTAAGGTAGAAATCAAGGATAAGGAGGGAAAGTAAATGAAAATCAAAGTAACAATAACGAGAGAGTATGACACGCAAGGGGAGGATCACGCCCATTTATTTGAGGGAGTGAGCGACCCACAAGAAAAAGCCCTACGCTATTTTGCGGAGGACATAGACCTAATGACATACGAGCAGGCTAAGGAACAAGGAATTATGGAGGTAATCAAATGAGCGTGTTACAGGAATTAGACGAGGCTATGACTAGCCTTTGGTATCAGGCAGAAATCAGCGACCAAGCCAAGATGTATTGGAACGATGAGATCGTTCCTCTAATCGTGGCAAAACTAAAGGAGGAGGTAGTCAAATGAACATCAACTTAATAAGTCACAACGATACCGAGTGGGAGAGAGAGGTTGAGATCACCCACAACGGGAAGGGCTATCGCCTTTTTATTACTTGGGCAAGAGATCACGGCTACGAGATAGTGAGAGGGTGGGCAGAACTGCCTGACGCTATCAAAGACCGATACGAGAACGACTTTGATCTCGCTTGTGAGATAGATGAGGCTACCTATAACAAGGCTTACAACAAGGAGGGCGATCGTGCCTAAGTATGTTTTCCAAATAGAACAACAAATTGAAGTCAATGCCAAGTCATACGAACAGGCGTTAGAAGAACTACCTATCTATCCCACTACTCACGGAAAAGTATGGGAGATATTAGACGAAACGACACAACTGCTTTATCAAAAGGAGGAAACTAATGTGTGATCTCTGTTCTGATTATGGCGTTCAGACAGTAAGCGTTAGGAAAAATACGAAGCAGGTAAAGGTCTGTTTCAAGTGCCTAGAGGAGGCTAATAAGTGAGCAACTACAACAAGAACGATGAGTGCGTGGGGTGTGGCGAGCATATCTCGACCTATCACGGGAGAGGGTGCGTTTATGATCCCGATTACGAAAGCCAATGGGAGGCGTGCGGTGCGTGCGGTGAGTATGGCATACCAAGCGAACACAACTGTTCGGAGGAGGTAGTCAATGCCTAAGTGTGGAGTGTGTGGCTGGAACTTCTCAGATAGAACGCTGACCAAGCACGCTGAGACGGCGTGCGGTGTGGAAGATAGCAAGGCAGAGGCTAGACCTTATGCGCCTGAAATAGATGATCTAATAAAACAAATAGAGGAGGAGAAGGGTAATGAGTAAGATGAAAGAATACGTATTGGCGAACTGCGATTGTGTTGATGTCTGTGGTTGGACTAAAGACCATACGCTAGTGAAAGAGGGTGCGTGGTGGGTCTGTTCTAACTGCGGAACAGAACTATCGAACCCCAACGAGAAGGAGCAACTTATCTCCTTCGATTGTGAGATACACGGCGCACAAGATTGGATTAGATAATGAACAAGGAATACTATCAAGCAAAGGCAGACCTATGCCGTGACCTAGCGGTCAAGCAGATGGTCGAGGGAGATAGCAAGAGGGCAGGAGAGAACCTGATCCGTATGGTCAATGCCCTGAACGAACTAAACCTAATCAACTATCGGGAGGAGAAAGGTAATGAGTAAGACAATACAAAGAGAGGCGATGCTTACACACCTAGAGGGGTATCGCAAGTATCTACGCAAGTTACTAAAGCAACAAGACGGGGCAGATACCTCTGTCTATGAGTTTCAAGGCGCGATTAGCGCAGTAAATAATCTCATCAGAGAAGTAAAGAAGGGCGAGGTATGAAACTCATCAACTTTTATGAGGTAATGGATCGCAAGGGAGATATTGCGTGGGGAGGGGCGAGCGTAACCGATGCGGTGGAGTGGTTCAGACGAGGCTTAGACAACTCTATCTTTGTATCAGTATGGGACGAGACAACAGAGGATCCTGTGCTTGTCACCGACAAGATCGAAGTGACTGCCCTTGTGCTGGCTACGATTACGAGCGAAAGGGAGAAGGCGCGATGACTCACGAACATTACTGGGAGGCTACGCCTATCCCTCAATATAGTATCTGTGCCTGTGGATATTCTCGCCATTACAGAAAGAGAACTAAAGACTACTGTATCCACGATAGTTATTACCTGTTCAAGCAGTATGAGGAGGCGAGCAAATGATCTTTCTTGGAGTGATAATCGTGACCATTATTGCCTACCTGCTGATTGTATGGGAGGATAAACTCAATGAACCTAGATAAGCGAGAACAAATAGCGCGTAAGCGAGCAGTCTGGCTACGCAATTACCAACGAGCAAGAGGGCGAGCATTGACCCGCCTAGCACAGCAATACCCCGACCAATTCAAGGAAATCTTGGAAGAAGAAAGGCTATCTGATGAGGCTAATGGAAAGGCGTGGTTGGATATTAGTGGCGCTACCGCTACTGACGCTGGTTTTTACCTATCTCCACATAGAACAAGTGACACACCTCGATCCGAAGAAACCTACGCAAATCAGCAGGGCAAAGGCAACAATGGAGGAGAAGCGTGAAAATAAAAGGATCGCAAAAGAATATGCGTGGGTTGCGTTTGGTTGGCGAGGAGGAGAGTGGAAATGCCTTCTCGCTTTATGGACCAAAGAGAGCAGGTTTGATCACTACGCACAGAACCCGAAGTCAAGTGCCTTCGGAATTGCTCAACTCTTGGGAGAGGAATCAAGAGATCCTCGACTCCAAATACTTAGAGGTCTTAGATACATTGGTGATCGTTATGGAACACCTTGTAAGGCTTACAAGTTTGCTCTTACCCACAAACACTACTAAGATGAAGGACTGCTGACCCGTTCCTTATCCTTTCGAGTCAGCGTAAGACTGCCCCGCCTTGTGCGGGGCTTTCTTATTTTCTGATAACGAATTGTTAGTGATTTACTTTGTCAAGTCGTCTTGCTTTTCGGGAGTGTCGCCGTTCAAGTCAAATCAAAAATCGAAAAGTCAAAAAGTCTGCTGAGTAAAATAGTTTCCGAACCACAAAGTTTGTGGTCGAAAGGATAAGTATGAAGTGTCCAAAATGTAATAAGGAAATGGTGTCAGGAAGTTACATCGTCCTAAGCCCCAAGGTTGGAACTACACCTTGGTATTGGTTCTGCTCAGATAGTAAGAACTGTGGTTATGAAATGCCAAAGAAGAAAGGATAAGTATGAAAGAAATAAACGAGAGTGAAGTGGATTGGGCAAAGAACAACTGCCCTTCCTGTGGTGGATCGGGGAAGTGGCGACACCCACTTGCCTTCAACCATAATGAGTTATGCGATGATATCTGTTTGTTTATGGAGTGTAACCATTGTGAGTTTCTATATGACGGAGTAGTGTGGGAGAATAAGGGAAGGTGGTACGAGAAAGACTAACCTTTATCGGTTGAGTAGAAGCCTCTGCCCTTGAATGTAATGGCGGGGGCTTCATACTTTCTACTCATATCTTTAGAGCAGTCGTTACACGCAGGAGGAGATGACTCCGCGTGTATTGATCTTTCCACATAGACAGTTACATAGCAGGTAGGGCAGGCATATTCGTATCTCATACCTCTAGCCTTTCAATAGGAACGCGCCAACCCTCAATGGAGGGATCGGCAAACTCATCGTTCATATAATCATCGGCTTGGAACTTGCCGTAAATCTCCACCAAAGAATAGTATTCATCATCGAGGACCTTGGCTCCAACGATAGTACGCCCCGCGTCTTTTTTCCAAAAGGGGATAGCACTCTGCGTTCTGATAGTGCGAACCTCAAGGTCGCCCACGTCAGAGATGTTCTTGCGTGCCTTGTGTAAGTCGTTGGGATACCAAGGCATATTCCAGCCGAGGTTGTAGTGGCGAGCGACTGCCCACTCAGCAACGTTGGCTCTAATGTTTGCGTTGATCTCTGGTTCTAATTTACCGAACCTTTTTCCAGTAGCGTAGTTAGGTCTATCTTCTGACCCGAACTTGACTAGCCAACGTTCAACGGCGATAAGAGCGCACACTCTTACCTCCGCTTGGGAAAGTTGTATGACTATTGCCAAGGTGAATCGCCTCCGATATTGTTTTGTAGTTTGCGTAGGGCTTGGGTACATCTACGATCAGCAGTAGAGATAGCACACTCTAAGTATTCAGAAATGAGTTGGAGAGTCAGGTTGTCGTGGTATCTCAGGCGCAGGATATCTTGATCTTGTTTATCTAGTTTCTCGTAAGCCTTCTTGATATCTACCAGCATAGCCAGCAGGTTGCCACCTTCAGCAGGGGCGCTAGGTTTACGAGGAGTACCATCATTGACAAGGATCTGACTCTGCTCTAAAGCAGTATCACTAATAAAACTTTTGATTACAAAGGGTAGAAGTTGGGCAATAGTAACTGTGTCGTAGTACGCCTCATCGTTGAGATGATAGCCAGACTTACTAGCCTTTTCTTTTCTGGCATAACGCTCTAGTGTTCTGCGTATCTGCCACGCTACTTTCTTCTCATTCCACTTACGCTGAACCTCGTTCTCATCAGAGAGGACCTCATTGAAATGTTCAGCACGGGTGAGGACAAAAGCCCACGCCTCTTGTAAGAGGTCACCACGTTCGGTGTATGCCCTGAACCTGCGGTGAATAGTAGTCACCACAGAGGGAACGAGGTCATCGAGTATTGGATGTAGTTGATTTGTCATTGGCTCTCTTATTCATCTCATCTACGTATCGGTCAGCCTTCTCACGTTTGTTTCTAGCAATTTTTTTGCGGCGTTGGTATGCCTTGTACCACGAATACTTCTCAGTCATTGGGTAGTTCAGGCCACTTCTTATCTAATACCATAATTGCAATAGCGGAATAGTTGAGCAGGTCTATGAAGGAGTCACGGAGGGACTCGTTACTGGGAGAAACTTTGCTATCAAGGAGGTTATTGATGCGAGCCACTTTGTCCCACATTCGCACGCGGAGTCCGTTGAGTGGACCACCTGGACTGTGAGCGATGTTCTTCGGGCCGTAATCGTGATGCTTGCGGATGAGCAGATTTCCTGCTGTATCAAGGACTCGCCAGACATCATTGATGAACTCATCATCTATTTTCTTATAGGTATTGGCTGGCAAGTTATCGTCCCAGCCTTGTAATCTATCGAGACTATTATCATCCCCATATCCATCAATAATCTGGCTGCCTCTTGGAGATCCTTTTTCTTGCTCATTCATCTCGCTCCTCCTAATAGGGTTGATAGTTCTTCTGGTCCGTGCTGTAAATAAAACTCATTGATGTCCATACCTAGAGGTAAGTTTACTATCTGTGAGTTGATAACCTCACTCGCCACGCGCTTAGAAAACTCTGCTCCTGGATTAGTCCCGTCCTCTTTCAGATCGTTGTCTCCAACAACATAGACGGTATCAAAACCCGTCAATAACTTACTGTAATAAGGCTTCCACGCTGCCACTCCTGGCACTCCTACTGCTGGGATACCTAGAACTCCAGAGATAATTACGGTATCTAATTCACCTTCACAAACTACGATGTGATGACTGTCTTGGGTTACATCAACCACGTTATACAGATGTAGTTTCTGCCCTGTTGGTTGCCCATACTTAGGCTTACCATCATCTAACCTTCTAAACTTTACACTCGTTGCTATCCCAAGTGCGGTGATATATGGAATGGATAGCCACCCTACAAATTGCTCGTGACCAGGAGCAGGATCGGTAACTGTGCCGAGCATAAAGGCTTGTGCTACATCCTTAGATATTCCACGTCCGTCTAGATAGGCCAGCGTTGCCTCGTCTATGCTTTGACTGTAACGTGTGACCGCTTCCAGTAACAATTTCGACTGCTCGTTTGACTGCATCTTTGAACTCCAGATTCTCCTTCTCCATCACAATAGCGACAGATGACCCACCCTTACCGCAGGTATGACAGAAATATAAGTTGTCATACGTATTCATTACTGCACTACGCCTTGAATCATCGTGGATACAACACTTGACGCTGGCGCTTTTGCCCTCTCTTACTTCCCCACCATAGTAGGAAACGATTACTGCTACGGGGATTGAGTCTGCATCTGCGGTGCCTTTGATCCTCTTTTTACGTACCACCCTGGACCAGTCTTGTGCTGGCATCCGCAGTCTCCTTTACAATACCCGTGTAACTCTTCTGACTTCTCATACTTACCTTGTGAGTTGAAGTCACCACCCACACTGCAGTTATCGCAGATCATTCCTCTCTCTCTTCTTCCTTCTCTTCTACCTCAGTTGGTTCTTCTGGTAGTTGTACATCTTGCGGTTCACCTTTCCAGATATCGCTGGTGGTGATATGTCCTTGTGGTATTGGCATTACTTACTCCTATCTATGAGCCATTGGTCTAGGTCTTGGATTACCCAAGCCTTCTCTACTCCGTGTTGTCTACGTTTTACTATAACGAAGGCAGGAGGAGTCGCAACCATCCCCCGTGCCTTCGCATAGTTCTTTGCCTCAACCTGTGCCTCGTCCCAGAAGGCAGGCAGGTTCAACGATTTGCGATTCTTACATTCTAAAATATAGGTCTGACCTGCGATTATGGTAACGATATCGCCTTCGTCTGCGGCGCCCGCTTTAGCGAGGCGCTCGGCGAAGTGTCCTAGTTTGCGTAAGTATTTCATTACATCTGTCTCAAACTTAGATCCCTTAGCCTTGTTGTAACTACTCATCGCGTCACCTGTAAGTTGGAATGTAGATATGACCGTCCTTGTGCATCAGAGTCACCGATCTGACACGCCCCAAAGTTTGTAAATAGTGTTGCCCACCGTGAAGCATCAGCGTAGTGAGGTCCAAACCGATTCTTCACGGCAGCAACCCGAAGCATTCCTTGGGAGGGGTCATAACCAAGGGTCAGAATGATGGCAGGTAATTGACTTACCTTTCCGTGTATAGCACGACGAGGAGGGGGCATCGTGGGAGATCCATACTCACTCTGTTCTGATACGTGATGAAGCACTAGCACACAGGCTTCGGTCTTGCGTGCCATATCGTGTAACTCCATCATAATTGCACGTAGTCCAGCCCATTCATTATCTGTTTCGGCTGCTACATTCATTAGGTTATCTATCACTATAAGTTCAGGTGCAATTCCATACAGTTCGATATACGCCTTTATCTCCATCTCGATATCATCGAGTGACGGACTGGAGTCAAAGACCCACTGTATGTTCTGCATACCAGCAAGGTAATCTTGATAGTAACGTGGGTTATTTTGTAAATGATTTTCAACTGTCAGTTGTGTATGACCTGACAAATGAGCAGCAGTTCTAATCATCACCGTAGCGGTATCAGTATCTGCTGAGAAGAAGAGCGTTGGTATGTTGGCTTTTATCGCATAGACCAGAGCAAACATAGACTTACCTGCGTTCGGTGCAGCAGCAACCATACAGACTTGTCCACGTCTGAACTTTACATTCACATCAGTAGAGTTGAGAGACTTCCATACATCGGGTAGGGGCGTAGCCTTGACGTTTGTGGATTGCCACGCACGTGAAAGTCTAAGCACTTCTCTCCTCCTTGACTACAATGTTTCGCTGTCTTCTTATTTGCTTGCGTTGGAACTCTGATAAACCACCCCAGATTCCGTAACGTTCGTAATGGATGCCCCATTCTGCACACTCAATTTGATGGATACACGAGTTACATATACTTCTAGCGTGTACGGCTTCTTGAGTTGATCCAAGCCCTGGTTCTGGGAACCAAAAGTCACCACCTGATTGAGCGCAGAGAGGACTCTCGTACTCACGAGGTCCTCGCATTGGGTCATCGAACCCAGATAGCGTCGCACTTGTCTGGCGCACCCTTTGGAGCAGCGCACATCCAAGCCTTCCAAGGACCCTTGGCTCCGTTGCCAGTACGGAACTGCATCTGTCCGTGCTTACATTCTGGAGTCTGTCCTTCAACTACTTGCGGTTTTGCTGGTGCTGGTGCAAATCCACCAGATGATACGGGCGCAGCAGGTCTAGCGCCTGAGAAAGATTGGCTAACGCTTCCAATGAGGGCGGAAAAGTCTTGCGCTGCGGTCAGCAGTGCTTCTAGTTCCTCCTTGTTTGCAGCGTAGAGATTGATAAGAGTTCCATCAGGTGATTTGAAATTCACTTGGAACTTGGTTGATTCGTTTGCAGCCACTATTTACCTCCAGTATGTTTGATTGAAAGTCGTAGACTTTCCTTACCTTCTAATGTTGGAACGAAGCCTAAAAGTTCTTTGACCAGTTCCTTATCTACTTGTTTGGCACCAGCAACAGAAGACCAGCGAACCTCTACTCCTGTATCGGTGACACCGACAACACCAGCAAGTTCTTCTTTCAAAGACTCTTTCTGATTCGTCAATTCTTTTATTTGATTATCCAGTTGGAGATATGTCAGCGCTTTATCAGCAGCAGATCTATCTTCAATCAACGGTAATTCAGTTTTTGTACGTTCTTTTTTTAGACCAACGCATCCCATCTCGCCAGATGCGTCGTAGTATTTACAGTAGAACTTGCAGTATGACTCATCCTTCTCTGGTTCTGGTGGAGTCTGTGACTCTTTGACACCAGCCAACCAAGATAGGGCTTCAAGCGCGATGGAAGAATCGTACTTCTCTGAGTGGACCTTTACATCGCGCTCGTCACCGTCTCGTGGTATTGCCACAAGATGCACATTGTGGACCTTCCCCAATCCACTTTGTTCTATTAGGTATCCGTAAGTATGTACCTGCCAGCGTTGCTGGAGGCTTGGAAAATAGGTAAGGTTCTTCACCTTCACTGTCTTCCAATCAACTACATCTCCAGACTCTGGGATGTAGAGATCTACGTGTGCTTTCATTCCGTTATATTCAACGGTCTGCTCAATCAAAACATCTTTATTATCAGCCAGCGCAGCCTCAATAGAACCGTGAATTGCGGTACCCATAATGGCTGCTAATTTCATTTCGTTTTCATTAGTCTCTGGCTGGTTGTTTAGTTTGTACCAAACCTTACGACGGCATCCACCTAACTCTGATGGACCAACCTGTACCTGAGTAGAACGTGGTCGCTTATTCTCGCGCTCGTGTAGAGCCTTGATAAGTAGTTCTTTTGGGTCTAGTGCCACCGTATATTTTCCCATCGTGTAATTGTAATGTTGAAGAATAGCAAATCTATCTGACAAATTCTAGCCATTATCACAAACAGTGTTGATTCATATTCGTGATAGTAGTTGATACCTAATCCCCAGTTTTGCAGGCTATTAGGATTGAGATAGATACTCCACTGTGACCAGTTCTTCTTCACGATAACTCCCTCATTTGAGTTACCAACTGTATTGGTGGACAAGTATTCACGTCAAGCATCGACGCAATCTGAACAGACTTCTCGGCGTGTTGTTCTACATTACCAATAGTGAGACGACCCAGACGGTCATAAAGATAACCAAGAGCATAAGCGCCGCCACTACCGATTCCATAAATCTTGTGATCAGATTTGATGAAAGATAAGTCCGTCGCGATATGGAATACATTCCCATCAAACGCGACAATGTAGTCGAATCCTGAGTCTTTATCTTTCGACGCTTCATATGGGTCATATCCATTCTCTTTGAACGCCGTGAGTATCGACGGCATAACTTTCTTACCCATCCACTGGATGGGATCTGCACCTTTATATGCAGGTGGAGTCCAGTTATAGGCAAGGATATCTCCTGGCCTAGCATCACCGACAAGACCTAGTAGATACTTACCGACGTGAATAATCTTAGGCGTGGCAGTGCTAATAGTTCGTAGGTTATCTTCAGTAATCTGAGAGTCTGCTGCTAGAACTGCTCTATCTTCTAGTTCTATCGCTACTAATGTGGTCACAGTCATATGGTAATGGATACTACGGCGTGTCGCACCAGCGACACACTGATGGATGATTACAATATGAGCCGAAGGCGAATAAACGGCACCTGTCGGTGCCGAGGCCGAAGGCCGAGAGGCGACCGACCTCAAGGAGGGAGCCGTGCAGAGAATGTGGTTCCGTCTACTTCGGCTGCTGAAATATAAAGATAGCCTACCACCCATTACTGCTGCTGATCTACGTACTCTTGGTCCAACCCACGCTTGTTCGTGTGGTTGTACAGTCTTTTCTATCTTTGCACAATTTGAAGATTACGAGATTTGTTGGTGGGCATTGGATGGTCAATGTGCTAACTGTGGCAACCTAGTCAAAGTTCCTTGCCCCGTCGATAAAGAGGCATAAAAAAAGAAGCCCCCATATGCAACATAGATTATCTCATATCTCACATAATGAGATGAAGGCTATTTGCAAAGTATGTGGGCCAGTAAAAATAAAGAAAAGATATAAGGTTACAAAATCTGGAAAAATGATGTACAGATGTAAGGAAAAATGGAAACAATTAGAAAGAACCAGACCAGGTAAAGTAAACAGTCCTTATGAAAAATACAAGAAAAGTTCCTGTGAATTTTGTGGTTTCATACCTCAACACTCTGGTCAATTAGACGTAGATCATATAGACGGCAACAATAAAAATAATTCTATAGATAACTTACAGACATTATGCGCTAATTGTCATAGGCTAAAAACTTTCATAAATAAAGACTATATAAAACAAAAATAGACCCCTACGGATTTTTCCGTAGGGGCCTTTCCTCGCAGCGTTCTCTTACAAACTACTTCTTACTTCCGCGACCAAACTCTGTGGCCTTTGGATCTAGCCACTTCAATACTGGTCCGAGGAATCCAGCCAGTGCTGCTGTTCCAAGTTTCTTTGGATCAGTCTCACCTGCTAGATACAACGCAACCGCAGCAGATGCTGCAGCGCGGAACCAGGATGCCGCCATTGCTTTGTACTTCTTGTCCATTAGTTCTCCTTTGGACTTGGGGTATCTTTCTTCTTCGGCTTCTTCTGCACTTTGGCATAAGCCAAGCGAGCAGCATCAACCGTATTCCATTTCGGTTTATCGAGCCAAGGAAACCAAGGGCTGGTGTCATTGGCACATTCTTCCTTGATGGAAATATGCAGATGTTTGACGTGTTTATTTGGTCCACTGTAAACGCGGTCACCGCGTTCTTTAGACCAGATACGTCCACTGAAAATCAGATATGAAACTCGCTTGTCTGCCTTGAGTTTCTCGTAAATCTCACCACAGTCAATCCCATTATGAGGATCGTGGGTTAGGTCTACTGCCAACCCTGTATTGTGGTCAGAGTTAGGATTTGCCTTGATGTGAGCCTTGCTTGGTAGGAGTCCATCGGATGCTTTCTTCCGCTTGGGCGCAAGCGCAGTTGCCTGCCGTAGAACGGCAATAGCAGCAGGTGTTGCACGTTTTGCAACAGGTTTCACGGGTCATCTCCTCAATGCTTCTTTTACTAGTTCGGTAAGTAAATCTACTTTTTCTTCCAGAGCGTTTACCTTGTCTTTCATAGAACTACCGCCATTAGGCTTGAGTTCATACAAGAAGGACTTGACGAGCCAACGAAGGCCCATCAATAAGGTTGAGGCTATTCCAAGTATGGTGGCAACAAGCATTGCCCAGTCTGCTATTGTCATTATACGCTCCGAATGGTGACGACCAAGGTTCCGCCGAAGCCTGAGAACCTCTTGTCTTGTGGTGTGCGGTTGATAAAGTCCATCTCTTCTATCAGGCCAATATAGGATTCTCCTGTTCGGAAGTCCTCTATTCGGATGGTATCGCCTGCGTTTTCTACTGCTTCAAGTTGCTGCATTCTTGCCCAAGCAGAACCTTCAAAGCCAACAGGTACTCCAAACTTATCTGCTTCTCTGTCATAGCAGAACAGTGGATATTGGATAAGTCTCTGACGTGGTACTGCTGGTAGAGACTTGAGTTGGTATCCAGTGAACAACGGACCAAGGGTGTCGTCATTGGTATCGCGGGTAAGTGTGAACTTGAAACCTAGATATTCCTGTGGACCCTGTGGGTATGGAATACCAATCTCAGAGACGGTTGATTCCTGTGAGAATGAACCGATTGGATACTCTGTATAGTCATAAGCAATAGATGCAATATCTAATCCGCCGTGTGCGGTATCAATGCGTGGGGTAAGTAGTTTGAATATCTTACCTTCAAGGGTGTTGTAACGGACAAAGCCAGTCTGTAGATAGCCAGAGGATACAAGCCTTGTATCAGACTCAATATAGACAGAGCCATTAGCGGTAGATGTGGCATTGGTTGTAAAGGCTATGCGATCTGTACCATCAATGAATGCACAGGCAGTAGTCTCGTGGGTGGTATTGCCAGTTGCAGAGTATGTGTCATAGGCATACGGAAATACTAATGGAGAAATCTGTGTTCCAAGGTCTAGTCGAATAGTTCCTGGTTCATCCTCAACGCTCGTTGCAGCCCACGCATATCTATCGCGGAAGCAGAAGTCATAGACAGGTTGGGTGTTCTCCCAGATAAGCGGTCCATAGGCTAGAGATCCATCATCGGATACCACAGCGGCTCTGATACCTTTGGTAGTACCAATCATCATATAGCCAAGGTAGTAAGCAATCTTGTAGATGCGCTCGCCACTAGGCATTTCAGCGGCAGTAATAGCGCTGGTCAGGGTGGGCATCGTTCCATTAGATGCCAAGGTAAACTTCTGGATATTGGATTGGGTGCCAGAGAATCCAGTGACATAGATAGCAGCACCGCTTGATGTGATGCTGGTGTATACGAAGTCATCTACTGGATGGGTATAGACAGCAGTAGGTAGAGCAGTTGCTGTCGTGGAAATCTCATAAACCTTGTTATTGATACAGGCAACGATACGTTCCTTGGTGAACTCCATTACCACGTTAGATGCGGTAAGACCTGTCACTTGGAACATCTGAGTTGTGGTCGTAGGTGAGTCACCTGCGTAGCCAGTTAGTGGCTTCTTGTACATCGTCAATTTGGTTGAGCCACCAGAGGTAACGTTGGTAATCCAGTAGCAGGTTAGTCCGTCATCACAGTAGCCATATACCTTGTCATCGGTACCTGCGTTATAGTCAACAAAGTGGCAGACATCGCTGGTGACAGTACCTGTAGCGGCCTGTGATGCTACGTTAGATGCAGTCTTGGCATAGGTAAAGGTGGTTGTGCTAGGTACTGAGGTAATGGTGTAGGTACCATTGAAGGTAGCATCTACGCCTGTTACTACAACTTCAAAGCCAATAGCAAATCCGTGAGCAGCGCTGGTTGTCAACGTAGCCACGTTAGATGTCAGAGCCTTGTTAGTGACAGTCGCTGTGATGGTTGGGAAAATCTTGTCAATGTCATAGCCATCAAGCATCAAGCAGCCGTAATAAGTATTGCTACTCTGGGTCCATTGGATGGATCGAAGAAACTGGTTAGGACGCAAGTTGCTATTGAGGTTCGTGGTTGTCTGATGGGTAGCATCCACATCTAGGATTAGAGTTGCTTGTCCTTTAGTCCAGACATCTAACCCTTTGGATTCGGTGTATTGGAATCGCAGTGATTCATCCTGAGCAGGCTCAAAGTATTTGATGCCTTGACCTAGATGAAATGATGACTGCGATCTGAACCACCAGCCAGTCAGAGACTGTTCTCCAGCCTCACGGGTCTGGTCATACTGTTGCTTACGGTACTGAGCCGTGACACGACGATAGGGTGAATCATCACTGGCAGCCAAAAAGAATGGCAAGCCGTTGATGGCTATATCGTAGGCAACACCTGTGGCTTGATAGTTAGTCGAGCCTGCAGGATTAGATAGCGTATAAACTATCGGTTCGGTTATATCAGAACCATAGGGTGCCAAGGATCACTCCTTACTTAGAGATTGCTGCGATTTCTTCTGGTGTCAAACCAAGTGCGGCTAACTTCGCCTCTGCTGCAGCCTTGGCTGCTGCCTTTGCTTCTTCTTCAGCCTGCTTAGCAGCGGCTTCTTCTGCAGCCTTGGCTGCCATCTGGTCGCGTTCTGCTAGTTCTGCTGCGGTAAGAGCAACAATTTCAGTCTTACCAGTAGAGCAATCAACGATTAGTTTTGTTGGTGCTTCAGACATTTACTTTCTCCCATTGTTGTAGTTCTTCGTTCCAAGAATATAGTTCTCCGTCTGTTGGGTATGGAACTGGTGCTTCCCATTGACAGGTATCTTCGTTGAGTAGCCACGAATCAAATGGCTTTGGCGGGATAAAAGCATCGCGTCCTGCGTCATAGGTATAACCAATTCCTGCATAGTTCTTGCGGATGCGTCCATTGTAGGAAGTCTGAACCCACGTTCCACCTAAACCAAGTTCATTGGCTAGGAACTCTTGAGCAGTATTGGTGTGTTCGTAGTAGTCATTGACCACAAGAACTTGTGTAACAACATTGTTGTTATCTATCTGAGCATAGTGTGCCATTACGCTGCATACCTCACAATCACGATACCTGAGCCGCCATTGAGTCCTTCAGAGCCAGCGCCAACGCCACCACTACCCCAGCCACCACCACCGCCGCCAGTATTTGCAGTACCAGCAGAACCTGATGATGTTCCATTTCCAGCACCACCACCGCCATTGCCGCCAGCACCTCCAGCATAACCTGATGAAGCACCACCGCCACCACCGCCAGCATAGTAATAAGTTCCACTTACGAGTTGTCCTGTTGATGTAGCAGAACCCCACGAAGAATAAGTTGACGTTCCAGCACCACCTACTCCGCCACCTGAATTATCTGCAGTTGTTCCAGCGCCACTATAACCACCACCGCCACCACCACGATACGAAGTAATTCCGTCACCATAGGCTTTACCGCCACCGCCATTAGAACCTTGCGAACCAGTTCCACCTGTTCCTGTATATGATGAATTTGTACCCGCTCCACCACCACCACCTGAACCGCCGTTAGCACCGTTACGAGTTGACTGAACATTGTTACTATCGTAATAACGCCCACCACCACCACCGCCAGTTGCCGCAGTTGTTGAAGCAAATTGTGAATTAGAACCTGAGCCACCTTGACCGCCACCAGCAGCACTGCCGCCGCCGCTAGGCAAAGCAGTTCCAGCACCGCCAGCACCGACAGTTATAGAATAGTTAGTCGCAGTAAGTGATTGTGAAGTCAGATAACTTATTCCACCTGCTCCACCGCCACCGCCATAAGCCGCACCACCAGCACCACCACCAGCAACAACTAAGCAGTCAGCGTTCAAACCTTTCTTCGGTGTGAATGTGCCAGTAGATGTAAAGACGTGGTACCAGTAGGTGCCGTCAAAGAGGATCCTGTCGCCACCAGTTGCTGCTGGAGCATTGGTAGGAGTTACGCCTTGCTTTGCTACGCCATATAAGTAGAAGGTGGAGTATTG